GTTGTTTGGACGCATTCCTACCCAAGATGATTTTATTTTATACGTTTTAGGTGATGATTGCATGTGGTTTACTCCCCATAGGGAGTTTAACCATGAAAATGTTGGAAGAATCTGGGGTGTTGAGTGTGGTCTCCTCCTTAAGGAAGGTAAGACCACGGACTCTATAGTAGGACACACCTTTCTGGGATGGACCTTCACCGAAGATGGTTGGAAGTTTGCCCACCCCGAAAGGTTTATCGACATGTTATATTATCCACAGTCGAAGAACCCAGATTATGCAGAACTTGCTGCTTCTATCGCACCCTACCTTTATGAGGACCGGGATCTTTATTATAAGCTCTGGGACCTGCATGAAGCGGTTTCACAATTCTCGAAGTTTTATTATTTTCCTTCGCGTCCAGTTTGTGAAACTCTAAAGTATGGTTTTAATGGTGGTGTAGGGACGCCATTTAAATTTTAATGTCGCAAAAGCAGCAAAGTACAGGCGAGTTGGTCAATACGGTCCGCCAACTTCAAAGCGAAGTAACAAAGCTTCGCAAGCCTAGGAAACCTAGGACCAAGAAAAGAGCTAACGCTAATTTTGGAGGTGTGCGTATAACTAATGTACGTGCTCCTATAGCCAAATCAGCACAGATACGGAGGGTCGGAACTGGCAAGATAACGATCCGTCATACTGAACCTGTGGTCTTCGATAGTGAAGACCTTCTTACACATTCCTCGCGCCTCAAAGACCATGTGGGTGTTGCGCCCGTGGTTTTAACCGCGCTTCTTGGAGTGGGTTCAACGGCTTTACCATTTCTAGCTACCTTAGCGTCGCAGTTTGTCAAGGGTGGTATTAAGCAACTCATGGTGGAATATATTCCATCATGCTCAACTTCTACTACAGGAGACGTCATACTGTCAGCGTCGGATGACCCAACTGATGCTAGACCAACCGATCCTAATGACTTAGTTCTAAGGAAAGGGGCAGTCATAACACCAGCATGGGCGCGATGCAGAATGACACCGCCTATTACTAAGACGGTTAAATACGTCCCTGATACCCTTAAAACGTCTCGTGCCTCTTTAGAGATGGGAGACGCTGACATGCGACTTGACTATCAAGGGAAGCTAATGTTGGGATTGCCGATAGATTCAGGTTCTTTTGATGGAAGAGTTATGGCACATTACACTGCTGAACTTGTCGATCCGGCCCCAAGCCCATCAGGTGTTGGACCCACTCCAGGTCCAACGCCCACACCAACTTCCTATAAGTGGGCAACACCGATTTCTGGTTGGGTCAATCCATGTATTGCCTGGCCATCTATCCCCTCGAACGCCTTCTTTAAGTATTGTCCTGTAACTCAAGACGGACATCCCGGAATTGTATTTTCGGCGATGGCTAAGGTCAAGATTACGGTCAAGGGTCCAGAAAGGAACCCTGACCATTACACTATATACACACCCATTTCGGATGAACATACGTTCATCTATTTTGGGAAGGAAGGAGCTTGGAGTGCAAGTAGCGCTCCTTTGTCGATTAATCCCGGGGATCAGATCGGTATTTATGCAACAGGTGCAGTCGCAGCAGGAACAGTCCTCATCATTGAAGCAATTCATGTTGATTCATATGTTGCGGATCTTGTTGAAACGAAAGTGACTGGACCTTATGTACCCCACTCTACAGGATATAGTTTTTGGGCAGGAGTTAATAAAAACTGGCCAGCTGGTACTGTGGCCCCATGTTTCGATACAGAAATGGCGGGTTACGACCACCAGGCAGTCAAGTACTTTAGTGCAAGTTACGTTCAACTTGTACAGGACAGTATAATGATAGTTTTTATTACAGCTGATAAAGATCTCACAGGAATTGTTATGAAGAGCACTGTCCTGACAGGAAGTCCTTTAGCCGCATCGTCAGAATCGTGGGATGGAACGACCTTTATTGGTTGTTTTCCTGAAGCGAAGTTCACTAACATTGATGAAGATGCAGCAAACAATAAGATTTATTTTTACACCCCAGGTGCGGTAAATAACGTAACCTCTGGTATAAGTTTTACGTTCTGCCAAGGCAATGCGCAGGTATAGTTAGCTCATGCTAGTTTTTTGCTCGGTGGAGTTTTCTAGCTGAAACAAACAAAAACATAAACACAAC